ATACTGAAGATCCATGGCCATTCTATGTAGACTATGGTGATGTTGAAGGTGTGAGTTGTTACACTATGATGCCCGGTGATGCCGTTTTCTATCTCGGGCCAGTATTTCCTCACTGGAGAGAAGAATTAAAATCTGGTGAAGTATGGCAACAGTTTTACCATTGGGTTTCTCTGAATGGTCCTTACCATGCAAACATTGATGATGATATGACTAAACAATACCAAGCGGCAAAAAGGTCTGGTACGGTTTCTAAAGAAGAACTGGAAAAAATGAGAAGACAAACAAATCCCGATAAACTTCGAGACAGAACTATTTCATTTGGTGGTGAAATCAAAGTAATGGCTGAAGTAAATCCTGGCGAAAGTAAACTACAACTGACCCATCATCATAATTTAAAAGGAGTAAAAAGCTCTTGACATACACTAGTAAATTGAGTATACTAACTAAAAATATTTAAGGATTATATTATGCAACTCACTGAAAGAACAATGTCTGTTCTTAAAAACTATGCGTCAATCAACCCCAACATTGTAATTGAAAAGGGTAACACGGTTAAAACAATATCTGAAGCAAGGAACGTCCTGAGTTCAGCTCAATTAGATGTAGATTTTCCCGAAACTTTTGGTATCTACGATTTGAACGAATTCCTAAACGTTCTGTCGCTTACTGACAATCCTAGTTTGAAGTTCGAATCAGAATATGTAATCGTAACGGATAGTGTTGGTAGATCACGCACGAAATATTTTTATTCTGCTCTTGATGTCTTGACAAAACCCTCAAAAGATATTATTATGCCAGAACCTGATGTAATTTTCACTTTGGATAGAGGCACTCTCGCTAAAATTCGTAGGGCTGCATCTGTCCTTGGTCATACCGAACTGTCTGTATCCTGTATAGATAATGTCGTAAGTTTGTCAGTACTTGATAGTAAAGATAATACCTCAAACGTTTTTACTATTGACGTTGACGGCAATTTTAAAGAAGAAAAATTCAATTTTATTTTCAACATCTCTAACCTGAAAATGGTTGACGGTGATTATAATGTGAGTCTCTCTTCAAAACTTATTTCACACTTTGTGAATGTTGAAACCGCTACCGAATATTGGGTAGCACTGGAAAAAACTAGCACTTTTGGAGTATAAACTATGTCAGATAATATGGAACAAATTGTTGATCTTGCGAATCGAGTTACTCGATCTACCGTTGCGGTAATCGATACTATTGCGGCTCGCGGTGGTTTTCGTGGGGAAGAACTAGGAACGATTGGTCAACTTCGTGATCAATGCGTTGCACTAATTCAACTTGCGGAACAAGAATCCAGCGATGGTGCGGCTGGTGATCCAGCACCAATCCCCGAAGAGGGGTAACATAACTTCTCCTTATGTGTTGTTGTTTTTTGGGGGTGGTTCGCCACCCCTCTTTTTTTATTATGAATTGGAGAACTTATGAACGACTTTTTATGGGTCGAAAAATATCGACCTCAAACAATCCAAGATTGTATTCTTCCAGACAATCTAAAACAAACCTTTCAAAAAATTGTTGATGGTGGTGACTTACCTAACATGTTGTTTTCCGGAACAGCAGGTCTAGGTAAAACCACTGTCGCAAAAGCACTATGTCATCAACTCGATCTTGATTATATTTTAATCAATGGTTCTGAAGATGGTAACATCGACACCCTTCGTGGAAAGATCAAACAGTTTGCTAGTTCAATCTCATTAACTGGAGGAATCAAGGTTGTCATTCTCGATGAGGCCGACTACCTAAACCCACAGTCTACCCAACCTGCTCTTCGTGGATTCATCGAAGAATTTAGTAATAACTGTAGATTTATTCTTACCTGTAATTTTAAGAATCGCATCATCGAACCACTCCACTCTCGTTGTGGTGTGTATGAGTTTAACACTTCTAAGAAGGATATGCAGGTTCTTTGCAGTCAGATGATGGAACGCATCGGGTTCATCATGAAAGAGGAAGATCTGGAAATTGGTGGTCCTACGAGACAGGGTATTGCTGAATTGATTATGCGTCATGCGCCGGACTGGAGAAGAGTACTGAACGAATTACAACGTTCGGTGATTGGAGGAGCCCCAACCACAGCGTCAGTCGATTCGACTAATTACGATGTTCTGTTCACTTATCTTAAAGATAAAGAATTTAAGAAAATGAGAACATGGGTTGCGAATAATGTTGATTTAGACTCTTCAGTAGTTTTTCGTGCGATATATGATAGAATGTATGAAAAGATTGAAACATCTACAATACCTAATCTCGTGTTGATTCTTGCAGACTATCAATATAAAAATGCATTCGTTGCAGACCACGAATTGAATATGGTAGCATGTCTAACTGAAATCATGGCAAATGTGGAGTTCAAATGAGCCCCTTCGACTTCCTTAATGATATTAACAAAACTCAGAAAGGAATTATGACTGATGAAAATGAGAAAGAATACAATTCTTTTGTCATTAATAGGTCATTGTCTTATTTCAATGATACCGTGTTATTCGCAAACGAGATGAATGTAAATCATCACCTCGACAACATTCTTCAATATCATTTTTTACTAAATATAGTAAGACCAAGGAAAAGGTTTTCCAAATGGACAAAACCAACCTTGGAAAATGATTTGGAAGCAGTAAAAGAATTTTATGGCTATAGCAATGAAAAGGCCCATCAAATTTTGTCTTTATTGTCTGACGATCAAATAAATTACATCAAGAAGAAAATCAATAAAGGTGGAAAACGTGGAAAATAATTTATGGGATCCTAATCAAATGCTGGAAATCGTTTTAAATGAACCGGACGATTTCTTAAAAATTCGTGAAACACTAACCAGAATTGGTGTCGCATCTAGAAAAGACAATAAACTATTTCAGTCCTGTCATATTCTTCATAAACAGGGAAGATATTTCATTGTTCACTTCAAAGAACTTTTTTTGTTAGACGGTAAGAAGTCAAATCTAGAAGAAAATGACATTGCGAGAAGAAACACCATTGCACAACTCCTTTCCGATTGGGGATTACTGAATATTACGGATAAGGGGCAAATGACAGTTTTCGCACCTATAAGACAAATAAAAGTCATTTCTCATAAAGAAAAATCAGAATGGGAACTGTGTACAAAATACAATATAGGGAATTAAATTACGAGAACGTATCTTTAGGAACACCCTTTGTTTTTAAATCCAATAAACTTAAATCTAATTTCGACTGGTTTTTTAAAAAGGGTGAAAAGTATCCAAAAGAAGATTTCATTAACAAAAATCCCTATACGTTTGAAATGCGTAATTGTCACAAGCATCTTAAACGTCATATATCGTATAAACCTTTTTTAGATCAGATAGAAATATTTAATAATCTATTCAAAAATAATTTTGTTAGCCATATTATTTTTGCTAGTCCCACAAACTATTCTAAAAATTACGGTACTCACTCGGATAGAATGGATGTAATTTTGCATCAATCTTTAGGTGAAATATACATAGAATTTAAAGATTATAAAGTAATATGTAAGTTAGAGAATGATGACAATTACTTGTGGATTCCAAGAGGGACTTATCATAAAATAAGACCTACAGGAAATCGAATAACAAATTCTTTTGGAGTTGAAGGTGAAAACCCTATGTTATTATATTGATAATGAAATTGATAGTAGTTGGAAAATGTTGGACTATCCAATTTTTCGTTCAAACGACACAACTATCGATAGAAAAGAAAAACATTTAAATGCATACCGATATGCTGTTGATATGGGTGTAAATATTTTAATTGTTGAAAATGATTGTATTCTGACAGAAAGGTTTCCAAAAAATTTTTTCGATTATTCTGATTATCTTGTACTATCACGTAACGAAACAAGGAACCATGAGGGTAGACCTAAATTAAGTTTTAAGTCGTATTTTGTTTCGAATAAAGGATGTCAATTTCTGATCGACAATTATGAAAAAAATATGTCTTTAGAAGAATGGTTTATAGAAATAATGATCGACAAGAATGGAGATCTTAATTGTAAATATGTTGTGGCAAAGTAAACCAATTCCCACTGTTCTAGAAAGGTTGGATCCAGAACCTAGATTTGATATTACCTTTGACAATTCTTTTACTGGTTTAAGTGAGTGGAGAACAGACCCAGAAGGTCCGCTAAGAATACTCGACTGGCAATGGAAAAAATCTTGTCCCGAAGGATTAAAGTATCTTGCGAATCGATATCGAGCACCGTTTATTTGTGGGTTTACTTCTATAGACAAAACATCGAATAAAGGTCTTATGTGGCACACAGATACCTATGAACTTTTTGTAGTCAATACTGAGGGTACAACAAAATGGTATTTTTGGGATATGGATGGTGAATATTCTCCAGAAACAAATCCAAAAAATTCTTCTAAATGGGGACGATGGCCAGATAAAAATAGTTCTAGTGTTAGAACCATAATTCTAGAACCTTTAACGACTATGTTCGTTCCTATGTGGATTCCCC